CCAGCAGCGCCCGATGCTGCAGCGCTGGGGCGTGCGGCCAGCGGTGGCCGCGTATCGAAATCAATTGGCGCCGCTGCCGCCGGCATCGCGCCGCCCGCGACGCTCAGCCCGACCGCACCGGCTGCAGTGAGGCGTTTGGCGGTACCGGCGAGCTGTTTGAGCGGGCCACCCTCGCCGCCGGCGAGCCCCTGCTCGAGGCCGGCCATGGTGTCGCCGCCTAGCCCGGCGAACACGCGGGACGGGCTATGGATGCCGAGGGTCTCCTTGAACCAGCCAATGGCACTGCTGCCCATGCCGGTGATGGCGCTTTTGATCTGGCCGAGCCCCGCCATCAGCCCGTTGATGAGCCCGCTCACGATCATGTTGCCAAGGTCTGTGAAACGCACCGGAAGATCAGCACCGAGCGCGTTGAGCGCCGTGGCAAAGCCACGATAGATAAGTGCGACCGGGTTGAAATTGCCGAGGGTAGTGATGATCCCGCCCAGCCCGCCGCTGAAACCTGCCTTGACCTCGGCCCATAGCCCGCGGAAGTACGGGCCGACGCGATCCCAGTTGCGGTAGATCAGGTAGGCGCCTCCAGCGATCGCGGTGATCGCCAAGCCGATGGGGTTCATCAGCAACGCACGACCAATGAACAAGAGGCCCTTGCCCACCAGCGGCAACGCGGTCTTGCCCAGGTTCATAAGCGTGGTGGTCATGCCCAGGCCCTTGATGCCGAACAGCATCATGCCGTAGCGCACCATGGCGAACGGCCCTAGGATGCTGGCCATGGCCAGTGTGAGCCCGCCCATGCCGGCCATCAGCATGCCAACGCCCGCGGCGGTCTTGACGATGTTCGCGGCCAGCGTGGGGTTCTCGGCGATCCAGCTTTTCACCCCGCCGACGATGCCGGTGAGCGTCTGCGCAACGTCACGCATGGGGCCGTTCTGCTGGTCCTGTAGCTGAATGCCGAGGTCATCCCAGGCGCTGCCCAGAGCATCGAGGTCGCCGCGCAGGTTGTCGCCCATGGTTTTGGCCGTCGCGCTGGCTTCGCCTTCAGTCTGCTTGAGCGTGCTGACGAACTCCTGCAGGGCGCCGGTACCGGCCTGCTTGACCAGCACCTGCATGCCGGCAACAGCCTCCTCGCCGGCGATATGCTTGAGCAGGCCCGCCCGCTCAGCGTCGCCCATGTTCTTGGTTTTTTCGTAGATCTCCTGCAGCACGGTGGGCATATCGCGCAGGTTGCCCTGGGCGTCTACCGCGCTGACGCCGAGCGTATCCAGCGCCTTTGCCGCAGCCTTTGGCGGTGCGCTCAGGCGGTTGAGGATCGCCCGCAGCGCGGTACCGCCCATGCTGCCCTGAATGCCCGCATCGCCGAGCTTGCCGGCCATGGCGGCGACCGTCTCGATGTCCTGCCCTACCGATGCCGCTACGGGTGCGGCGTACTTCATCGTCTCGCCGAGCATCTGCAAGTTGGTGTTGGAGCGGGTGAACGCGCCCACCAGGACGTCACCCAGGCGCCCGGTTTCGGATGCCTGCAGGTTGAAGCCGGTGAGGATGTTGGACGCGATATCCGCCGTCTCGGCCAGGCCGCTGTCACCGGCTTTGGCCAGGTCGAGCATGCCGGGCATGGCCGCCTGGATGGCCTTGGGGTCGAAGCCGGCCATGCCGAGGAAGCCCTGTGCATCGGAGGCGTCTATGGCGGTGAACTGGGTGCTCGCACCAAGCTGGCGGGCCTGCTCACGCAGCGCCTTCATTTCCGGGGAGTCTTTGCCCAGGCGAGTGAGCGCCTGCACCTTGCTCTGGCTGGCGTCGAAGTCGAGCCCGGGCGCCATCAGCTGGGCCCCGGCGTAGAGAATGCCGCCGCCAGTGGCCAAGCCGCCCGCGCCTGCCCCCGCCATGCTGCCGGCGAGCTGCTGCGAGCGTTCGTATTCAGCCTTGGCCTTGCCCAGTTGCTTCTGCTGCGCCGTGAGCCGCTTGAGCCGCGTTTCCTGTTGGGCCAGGGTTTGATTGGTCTGGCTGACCCTATTGCGCAGGTCGCGCTCGTGCTGGCCGAGTTTGCGGGTACTGATGCCCGCCTCGTTGAGTTTGCCGCGCAAGGCCTGGAGCTCGCGCTGCTGCTCGCTGTGCTTTTGCTTGAGGGCCTGGCCCTGGCGCGCAGCGCGCTGGAATTCGTTGGTCAGCGCCTTGGTCGGGCTGGCGGTGTTGGCCAGCTCGCGGGACAGCTGCTTGAGCTTGTCGCGGTTGGCCTGCATGGCGGCGCCGGTGCGCTCGCTCTCGCCCTTGAGGGCACGAAAGCTGGAGACGTCGCGCTGCTGGGTTTGCAGGCCTTTGAGTTCGGTGCGGGTCTCCTTGAGGGCACGGCCCAGGCCGACGGCGCCGGTCATCACGGTGCGCATCGGCCGGGTGGCATTGTCCAGGGCCTTGAGGTTGACCTTAAGGTTTAGATCCCGCTGCGCCATGCGTCCGCTCCCATCGTTCACGGGCGCGGTCGCGCCAGTCCATCAGTTCATACAGGGGCATGGCGTTCATCTGCTCCGGCCCCCAGTGGAACACCAGGGCGATGTCGGCCATGACGTCGTCTACGCAGCGGGGGATTCCGCTGCCCCCTTCTTCTGCAAAAAAACCGCGACGGCATCCGCGCAGAGCACCAGGTCGGCGATGTCCATGGCGGCAACGTCCTGCTCGGTCAGGGTCGGCTGGCTGATGCGCGGCACCAGGCGAATGGTGGCGTTGACGTCGCCATGCAGCAGGTCGGTCAGCTTAAGGCCGCGCAGCTCGCCGGCGGCGGGTTTGCGCAGGGTGATTTCGGTGATCTTGGTGTCGCCGCGTTTGATCGGCTCTTCCAGCACGATCGGGTCGCTGTAGGTGGGCTTGCTCATAGGGTTGCTCCTTGGGTTGCGAAAGGCGCGCCGGCACGCTGGCCGGCGCCGGGATTACAGGCCGATGGCCTTGCGGTGCTCGGCGAGCAAATCTTTGCCGTCGACGTTGTAGACGAAGTTGAGCAGGTCGATCTCGACGATGACCGCGCCGTCCACGCTGAGCTTGTAGTAGCTGCAGGTGGTGGTGATCGAATGCTCGGTGTCTTCGCCGGGCTCGGCATCACCGAAGTCGATTTCTTCATGCCGGCCGCGCACGACCACCTCGACGGCCGTTACTTCGCCGGTGTCATCACGCTGTACGGAGCCGGAGAAGCGCAGCTGTACGGCGTCGACGCTGACGGCGCCGAACTGCTTGAGGACGGTCAGGTCCCAGCCGCCGAGGGTCCATTCCAGCTGGATGCCGTCATCGGAGTGGCCCATGTCGACCTTGACCGGGCCGTCCATGCCGGCGCCGCGCCAGCTTTCCATCTTGCGGCTGAGCGTGGGCAGGGTGACCGACTTGGACACGCCGACGTAGCTGTTGCCGTCGTTGAATACGTTGAGGTGCTTGAGCTTTTTAGGCAGGGCCATGTGGGCGCTCTCCTACGGCGCGGCCGGGGCCGCGCGGGTGAATGGGTTAGGCGTTGACGCGGCTGGCGAAGTCGACCAGGTAGCGATCGGTGATGCGCTGGCGGAGCATGAGATTCTCGAGCGGCGGCACCGGGGTGTAGTCGTAGTCCAGGTAGAGCTTGCCGGCCTTGAGGGTGTCCTTGTCGTTGGCGGCCTCGTCGTACCAGCACTCGCCGCCAATGAGGTAGCCGTTGCGGATCAGCTCGCGGAACTTGGCGTTGATGCCTTCGACGATGTCGCGCACCAGGCTGGCGTGCATGGGCTTGTCCACCGCCCAGAAGTGCGCTTCGGCCATGGTGTCGGCCAGCACCTGGGCGGTGCGGGTGTAGTTCTCGAAGGCAAACAGCGGATCGGCGCTGCAGGTGCGCGAGCCCCAGAAGCGGAAGCCGTCACGGCGGATCAGCGTGGTGACTTCGTCGGCGTTCAGCAGGCCGGCATCGGTGGCCGGATTCTGCAGGTCCCAGTAGATATCCTTAGACAGGCCGGTGACGCCGTTGACTGGCACGTTGGAGAGCGTCTTGTGCCAGCCGACCTGCTCGTCCAGCTTGGCGCGCAAGCCCAGGGCGCGCGCCACGGCGCTGGCGGGGGCGTTGGCATTGGCCACGGTGTCCCAGGAGACGAAATCCGGCCAGATCAGCATGAGTTCACGGGCGCCGAAGCCGGCACGGTAGGCGATGGCCTCGGATACGGTGGCGCAGGCCCAGGCAGAGGCATAGGCGAATGCCCGCAACTTCTCGGCAGTGGCAACCAGCTCGGTGGTGACGGGGAGCGTATCCAGCCCCGGCACACCGATGATGCGTGGCTTGACGCCCAGCTGGGCTTCGGCGGCGAGCAATGCCTTCATGCCGGTGTACTGACCATCCGCCGTGACGGTGCCGATGATCTTGCTGTTCTGGTCCGCTTCTTTGGCGGCGGCATCGATGCCCTCGCCGTCCGCCACGCGCACCACCACAACGATGGGGCTGGCCTGGTCGGCGATGGCGTCCAGGGACTTGGCCAGCGTACCCAGGGTGCCGGCCTTGCCAACGGCGGTGAGCACGTCGGTCAGCAGAACGGGTTTATCCAGCGGAAAGGTAACGGCGTCGGCATCGCTGCCGGTGCAGACCATGCCCACCACGGCGGTGGCGACGGTGCGGATCGGGCGCGTGCCCTGGTTGATTTCGACGACGCGTACGCCGTGATGGTAATCGGTGGCCATGTGAGCTCCTGCAGGGCTGTGCCAGATCAGTGAGGCTTGATCGTGACGCGCGCGCGCAAGAGCCGGTAGCGGCGGGCCGTGTATGGGATGGCGCTACAGCACAGACGAAAAAAAGCCCCGCCGAAGCAGGGCTAATTTTTACCTACTGCAAGGTCAGGCGGCGTTACCGACGCCGGCCACGGCTGCCTGGATGGCGGCAATGGTCTGCTCGGCCACCAGCTGAGCCTGAGCGACATCGCCGGCGGTCATCAGCGTGCGAATCTGCTCTTTCGCCGCCAGGCGTTGCTCACGGATATAGAACAGCGCCTCGGTGTAGGCCTCAGCCTCGGCGAGGATGCTGTCTGCCGCTTGCTGTGCGGTGCGGCCGTTGATCGCCCAGGCGGCGACGGTGCGCGGCACGGCATCGGCCGGGTAGCCGGCGGCTTTGAACTCGCCCGCCTGTGCGGCGG